CTTTGATGGATGTGGCCAAACAAGCCACAGGTGCTTTTACATCTGCCACTTCTGGATTAAATAAAAACGGTGAACGTAAACATCCTATTTTAAATACTTTAGGTAGAATGGGTAGTTTAGGTTTAACAGTTGCACAATCTAATGCAGCCAAGTTGGCATTATCAACACAAGGCCTTGCCATTAATCCTCAGCAACAATTATTATTTGAAGGTATTGATTTTCGTACCTATCAGATGGCATTCACTTTCACACCATATTCTCGTCAAGAGGCTGAAACTGTAAAAGAAATTATCAAACTGTTTCGTTTTCATGCCGCACCACAAATTACAACGGCTGCAGCTGGTATGTTCTTTGTACCTCCATCAACATTTGATTTAGATTTTCTTTTCAATGGCCAACGAAATGGTAATGTGACACGAGTGGCTGAAAGTGTTATTGAAAGTATTGATGTAAACTATGCACCAAATGGTTGGGCTGCATATGATAATGGCGCACCAGTTCAGACAACACTAACGATGAACTTTAAAGAAATCGAACTCATTGACAAAGATAAGATTAAGGCAGGTTATTAATGCAATACTTTGATACATTACCTAAAATAATTCAAACCGATAATGTCGGTATCTCTCGTGTATTTACTAATCTTTTAGCACGAGCCAGTATTATACCTGATGTATTAAAGAATCCTCTTGTTTATTACTCATATGATATACAAGAAGGTGACACACCAGAAACGATTGCATACAAATATTATGGTGATTCATATCGGTATTGGATTGTTTTATTTGCCAATGAACTACTAGACCCACAATGGTCATGGCCAATGGACTCTACAGTATTTGATGCTTACATGGCAGAAAAGTATCCGTCAGGTAATACAACAACCACAGTTTATAGTTACGAAAAGAAACTAACTCAAACAGATAATTCTACCAATACAATAACAATTAATACGATTGATGTAAATCAAACAGAATATAACAGCATTATTGAAAATACACAGACATATACAATTGGTAACTCTACTGTAACTGTTGCAACCACAAAAAGAATCGTTACTATCTATGATTATGAATTAGAATTAAACGAATCAAAAAGAAAAATTAACATACTCAATTCAATCTACGTTGACCAATTAGAATCACAATTTAAATCATTGATGTCACAATAATATGGAAAATAATCAACAAGTTCCAGTAGTTGAATCTCCTGGTGCATATTACCCTCAAGACTTTTCGATACAGACACTCAATCTGTTGACCGCAAGTGGCCAACGGTTTGAGTTGAAAAAGTTATTGGTTGAAATGTCTTATTATGAGGACATTTATAGTTTTGCAGCTTCAGGATATATTACACTCGTAGATGCACAAGGATTCTTGGAGTTGTTTCAATTAAGTGGTAATGAATTTATTGAGGTCAATTTTGGTAAAATACGGACTGGTTCAAACTCAACCGACCAGTTGTTTAGAGTATATAAGACAAGTGATAGAAAACCTAGTGGTAACATGAATAGTGAAGTTTTTACACTTTACTTTTGTTCTGAAGAATTATTGTTATCCGAACAAATCAAAATTAGTAAATCGTATTCTATGAAAATCTCTGAGATAGTCAAAGACATTCTTGTAGATAAATTAAAAGTTAAAGAAAAAAATACTAGAATAGAAGAAACAACAGGTATCTACAACTTTATAGTACCTCGTTTAAAACCATTTGAAGCTATCAGCTGGATATCACAGTATGCCAGACCCAAACTAACTGGTACAGTTGGTGCTGATATGTTATTTTTTGAAACTAAAGATGGTTTTAATTTTAGGTCTTTGCAATCTATGTTTAAAGACCCAATCTATGGTACATATCGTTATCAGGCCAAAAACATTGAAGATACGATTCAAGATTTTCAAGAAAAAACAGTCACCGTGTTGGATTATGAATTTGCTAAAACCTATGATGCACTTAAAGATATTAATGCTGGTACATTTGCAAACAAGTTAATTACAATTGATACATTGACACGAACATATAAAACAACTGATTTTAATTATAAAGATTACTTTGAGAAAAAGAAAACATCTTCTCTTAATAAGAATGACGTATTGGTGCCATTAAAGAATCGTGTAGGTAAAACTCAAAATGAAGCGTATGAATCTAGAATTAAGGTTATGACTTCTAATGCAACACAAAATGATTTGGCATATGTTAAAGAAAGACCTGGTTCAGTTGCAAAAGATGTAGGCGTTGAGAATTATATACCACTTCGAACTGCACAACTTGGTCTAGCAAACTACACAGTAGTAAAGATTACAATACCTGGAGATCCTGGTATCACGGCTGGTCGAACAATTGATTTTAATTTACTAACATTAAAGCCATCAACAAGTAAAAAAGAGTTGGATAGATATTATTCGGGAACATACTTGATAACAGCAGTAAGACATATTATTACATCTGGTGGTGCATATCAAACAGTTTTAGAAATTACAAAAGATAGTTCACCAACAGCATACTCACAAATTGACAATAATAGTCCTGAGTTTAGAGAAGCAATCAATGGATAATTTTTTAGGTAAAGACGGATTCACATGGTGGTATGGTGTCGTTGAAGATACAAACGACCCATTAAAAGCTGGTCGTGTTCGTGTGCGTGTATTTGGTTGGCATACTGATAATCTACAAGAGTTACCAACTAAAGATTTACCATGGGCTCAACCAGGTTTATCACCAAGTAATTCTAAATCATTTAGTCCACCAAGACTAGGTGATTATGTAATGGGTTTCTTCTCTGATGGTGAATCAGCACAGGCGCCAGTATTACTATCAGTATTTCCTGGTTTTGAAGCATCATACGATAAATCAAAAGGTTTCTCACCACAGAGTTCATTAAAACCTGCCACACCACCGTCAGGTCAAATACAGTATCAAGTTGGTCAACCAACATTGGCACCATTGGCACGAGGTGTGGTTGCAAATACAGCCATCTCACAAGCAAACTCTAATCTGGCTCATGTGTGTGATATACCTGCCGGCATTAAGTTTGAGATTGCAAAACTAACAATATCAGTAAGTGGATTGATTAATACATTACGAACAACAATTGAAGGCCTATGGGCTTCTACAGCTTCTTCACCTTTTGCAGATGAGATTCGTAATGCCATCAAAACAATCAAAGCAAAAGTAAAACAAATACAAAAGTTTATTCGTGACCAATTAGAGCCATTAAAAGATATACAGGCATTTATACAATCACTACAAGAATTAATACAGTATATTGCCACATTACCTGCTCGTATTGCAAAGTTTTTAAGTGAATGTTTAAGTGCTGCTACACAAGGTATTTCTGATGCAATTAATGTTGGTAAAGATATTGCCAAAGAAGTTGAAGGTATACGACAAGACCAATTAGCGATTGCTCAAGATGCACAGTTAGTTATTGAAAATGAAATTGTACCAGCAGTGAATACTTTTGAGAGACCTTGATGACAATATACGCATGGACTGAACCTGAATCAGCAGCTAATACCGATTATCAACCGATATATCCGTATAATACAATTCAGCAAACTGAAGGTGGTCATTCATTTGAGATGGATGATACACCAACTCGTGAACGGGTTCGACTACAACACCGTTCTGGTTCGTTTATTGAGATGCATCCAAATGGTGATGAGGTACATAAGATTATTGGTAAAGGTTATGAAATCATTGCCTCAGATAAAAATGTATTAATTAAAGGTGTCTGTAACATTACAATTGAAGGTGATTCTGTTTTGAATGTAAAAGGTGATGCCTATACACAGATTGATGGTGACGCTTACGAAAACATTAAAGGTAGTGTTAAACAGGTCGTGCAAGGCGATTCACGCCTGATTGTAAATGGTGACATTGATATCGATTCATCTGGTGACATTAATCTTGGTGCCTCAACAGTCAATATCAATGCAGACTTAATGGTTCGTGGTGATATTGGTTGTTCACAGTCAATACAGGCTGATGGTAATATTACCGCTAAGATTTCATTGTCGGCCACCAAATCAGTTGAAACGATTGGTTATATGATTGCTGGTACTACGATTAATGCAGGTGTTTCTATGTTTGCACCAATGGTATCTGATATGTTTGGTTCAGTAGAAATGTTCCGCATGAAAGTCAATACTCATGTGCATATTGGTAATAGAGGTTTCCCAACCTCACCACCAACCAAACCAATGGAAATTTAAGATGAGTATATACGCTAGATTAGGTTTTAATTTTGATACTGCCAAATTTGATGGTGCATATACTCTTTCACCTGGAGTTTTAAATTTTCTTGGAAATACATCAATCAATTTATCTCAATGGCAAATTGATGATATCTCATCAAATACAGTTTACGGATATTTTCAAAATCCACATAACGATAATTTGGGAGTAATTTCTGTATTTGTAACCGGTATTGCTTCATATGCAAACACAATAAATTACAATTATAATAATACAGATTTGGCCAATACGATGGCCAATGTCGCTTTATCTACCTACAGTTCACTACAAAATTTTGCAAATCATACCAATAATCTTTCTGGTGTAACTGTTTCTACTGATGCAACTTTATATCCTGATTTAAATCTAGCTTTAGCTGTTGGTCGTCAAATGTTGAACATTACAAACAAGAGTGATGGTGTTCAAAATAACGTTCCTATTCTTGGTAATTTTACAAGTTTGTATATTGGTCCAGATTTGTCTGCACAGGCAAATGTTTTGGCCAATGATTATATTGTTTTAAGTAATTCTTTTTCTGGTGCAAATAGTAATGTTTCAAATGCCACAATGAATACAATCATTTTTGATATACAAACACTTCAGACATTAATTGATGATAGAAGAAATGGTGATATTACTTTTTACACCAATTCAAACGAAATAATGCAAGAATATTTTACTGTATTACAATTCTCAAATCTTGGTGCTACACAAAACTCATTGATTGAGTTAATAGGCACAGATAAATTAAAAGAAGATTTATCATGAGTTACACAATATCTGTTCCTGCCGAATCAATACAAAAAGCAAATCAATATAGTCCTACCATTGTTATAGTTAGTGGTGGTGTTAGTTTTGCTAATGGTGTTTCTTTAACATCATACTACACACCATATCCTAGCGGTAGTAATAGTGGAGGAGGAAACGGCGCAACTGGTGCCACAGGCCCAACTGGACCAACAGGTCCGACAGGACCAGCAGGACCGGCCGGCGGTGCTACTGGTTCAACCGGTCCATTAGGTGCAACTGGTTCCACAGGACCAACAGGACCTACAGGTCCTGCAGGTGGTGCCACAGGTATACAAGGTGCAACAGGACCAACAGGCCCAACTGGACCTACAGGACCAACTGGTGCAACTGGAACACAATATACAACTGCATCAAATGTTCAATTAAATTCTTTGGGTATTGGCACACCTGCATCAGGCACAACTGGTGAGATTCGTGCAACAAATGAGGTGACTGCTTATTATTCTTCTGATGAACGACTTAAAGAAAACATTAAAGAAATTGGTGCAGCTCTTTACAAACTACGCAAAGTTCGTGGTGTTATGTTTGACTGGAAAGATGAAGTCATTGAAAAACGAGGTGGTGAAGATAAGTATTTTGTTCGCAAACACGATACAGGCGTAATTGCACAAGAAATTGAACAGATATTACCTGAAGTGGTTGCAGTTAGAGAAGATGGATACAAAGCAGTTCGTTATGAAAAACTTGCAGGTATTATTATTCAAGCAATTAACGAATTAGCTGATGATGTAGAAGAAATAAAAAAAAGGTTGAAGTAAAATGGCATTACCGGCAAATGGCGCAATACGGATGAGCGCTGATATTGGTGTTGAATTAGGTAATACAGCAACATCAATGATATCGATAGGTGCTACAGCACCACGAGCATTGGCTGGAGTACCTTCAGGTGCAATTCGTGTTGCTGCTGATTTTTATGGTAAATCAAGTTTGTTTTCTTTTACTATTTCAGCGAATCAACAAGAAGCCAATTTAAGAACATTGGCATTGGCTGCTGGATGGAACGGTATATCATCTGTTACTGCAACAGTTAATGCTGGTGTTTATATTTGGTCAGATAATACAAGCACAGCCGCACTGACAATTAACGGTTCTTGGCCAGGTGGTATAACATTAATTAATAATGGATACATTATTGGAAAAGGTGGTTCAGGTGGAGTAGGAAGATACAACACTTCTGGCTCATCATTGTCTGGTAATGCAGGCGGCGCCGCAATCAGCTTAGGCGTCAACACCACAATCACAAATAATTCAGGCGCATTTATAGCTGGTGGTGGCGGTGGTGGTGCAGCTACAAGTTTTGGAGGCCAAGGTGGCGCAGGTGGTGGTGGAGCTGGAGGTGGTGCAGGTGGTAATCTAATAATTTTTGACGGTCGCACTACTGCTGGAGGATCAGGAGGTGGTTTAGGATCGTCAGGATCCAATGGAGCAGAAGGTCCAGGAGCAGTTGCCGGTTCAGGTGGAGGAGGTGGAAGAATTCTTCCAGGAACAGGAGGAAGTGGTGGTAGCACCTTTAGTGCTTTTGGTCGAGGTGGTGGATCAGGTGGCGGTGGTGCAGTTGGTGGTACATACTATGAATTCGGTAATGGTGGGGCTGGAGGAAGTGCAGGTTCAGTTGGTGGCAATGGTTCAGGTGCTTTAGAAGGTGGTTGTGCTGGTGGTGGCGGAGGTTGGGGTGCTAGTGGAGGAACTGGAACCATAGGTGGTGGTAGCGCAGGTTCAGGTGGACGAGCAATTACATTAAATGGATTTACAGCAACAAGAAGCGGTTCAGGTACAACATATGGAGCGGTAAGTTAATGGAAAAATATGGCGTTTTTAATAATAACACAGGTGAGTATACTTTTGTAGAAACTAAAGAAGAAGCATTACAATTGTTTTGGTCAAATGTTGTAGAGGTTGCTCGCACACATTTTCATGGCACAGCTTATGTAACAATTAGACAAAATGAAGATAATACTGAAACATGGATAAATGATTCTGATGAAGAAATTGAAAAACCTAAGACACCAGAAGAAATAGAAGCTTTAATCAAGAAAAAACCACCTGTTGAGGTATTACCATAATGTTGGGTCATATGAACCACATGGGTTATTTTGGTAATGTTTGGGTTCGCCAAAATATATTAGAAAAAGTTGGTGATACTAATGGTGGTGGTCATAAACACAAGTTTGACCATGTATCGTTATTGACACAAGGCAAACTAAAGGTAGAAATTGATGGTTATTCACCCAAAGAATTTACTGCGCCTACTTTCATTGTGGTGCGAAAAGAACATAATCACAAGTTTACAGCATTAGAAGATGATACAATCTGGTATTGTATTTTTGCGTTACGGGACTTGGATGGTGAACCAATAGAAGAATTGTTTGATCCAGAGAAACATGATCCTATGTGCCACATGGCGGTGTCAAACGATTATTGGGAGCAAGCAGAAAAACTAGAAAACAGAACGGTTGATGAAAAATAGAAAATTCGATTTTTTTCATTCCGGCCCTAAATTTTTTTGACACGAATTCAAATACTAAAAAAGCGATTTTACTCCTAGAGCAGAATAAATAAAGAAATGGCACTAACAATAACAAAAATATACTCCGACATCGACTTTACCTTTACCAAGAAACCGGTAACGGCAGATGTAGCACTCAGTTATGATGACCAAGCGGTCATTCGTTCTATCCGTAACCTATTGTTGACCAATCACTTTGAGAGACCTTTTAATCCAGATTTAGGTTCTAATCTCAATGCGTTACTGTTTGAATTGGTATCTCCACTTACAGCTGCATCGTTGGAGAGAGAAATCAATACAATGATTGATAATTATGAGCCAAGAGCCAGAGTTAATGAAGTGATTGTTACACCTCTACCAGACAATAATGCTTATAATGTCTATCTCAGTTTCTATATTGAGAATGCCACATTACCGACAACAGTAACCCTACTTTTAGAGAGAAATAGATAAAATGGCAGGCGCAAATTCTAATATCCAAATGACAGATTTGGATTTTAACACAATTAAGAACAACCTTAAAACATACTTACAATCACAAGATGTATTGAAAGATTATAATTATGAAGGTTCTGCTCTTTCTACTCTACTAGACATTCTTGCATACAATACACAATATAACGCCTACTATCTGAATATGGTGGGTAACGAGATGTTCTTGGATACTGCCATTCAGCGTGGTTCAGTTGTATCTCAAGCCAAGATGTTAAACTACACACCTCGGTCTGCCATTGCACCAACAGCAACCATTGATTTGATAGTCAATGGTGTAACTCAATCATCTTTGACATTACCAAAGTTTACATCTTTCATGTCAGAGGCTATTGAAGGTGTCAACTATAACTTTGTAACGGCAGATGCATATACAGAGAATACTGTTGGTGGTGTAGTTACTTTCAATAACATCACCTTAAAACAAGGTCTGGCTACAACACTTAATTTTACCGTTGATTCAATTAACAATCCATCATACACATTTGAAATACCTGATGAGAATGTTGATACATCAACTATTGTGGTTACTGTGCAACAATCATCTTCAAATGCAGCCAGTGATGTATATATTTTGGCAACCGATTTTCTTTCTGTAGGTGATGATTCAAAAGTATACTTCTTACAAGAAAGTTTGAATAACACTTACGAAATCTATTTTGGTGATGGTGTAATTGGTAAACAATTGGTTGATGGAAATATTGTTAATGTTTCTTATGTTGTTACTTCAGGCACAGGCGCTGCTGACGCAAATAACTTTGTATTGATGGATACAATTGTTGGTTATTCAAATACATCGGTAATTCCTGTAAGTGCTGCCACATCAGGTAATGAAAGAGAAACAATTGAATCAATCAAGTATCAGGCACCAAAATCATATTCAGCACAAAATCGTGCAGTTAATAAGAATGATTACATTACTGCCATTCAGCAGAACAATTTAGGTATTCAATTTGATGCAGTCAATGTGTGGGGTGGTGAAGAAAATGATCCACCTGTCTATGGTCAAGTGTTTGTTTCGTTAAAACCAACTGGTGCATTTAGTTTAACACAGGTACAGAAACAACGAATTACCGAAGAAATTCTTAAACCAATCTCTGTGTTGACCGTGACACCTACAATTGTTGATCCTGATTATACATATATTCAACTCAATGTCAATGTAGTCTATGATCCAACCAAGACAACTCAGACATCTACTCAGTTGGCTGCAGGTATCAAATCAGCCATTCAAACATTTGGTAATGACACACTCAATACATTTAATTCAACATTCAATACCTATGACCTGTTGAATACGGTACAGAATTATAGTTCTGCCGTGGTGACGAGTGAGTTTGATTTGAAACTACAGAAGAAGTTTTTACCAAACTTAACTACACCTACAACATATAAACTGTATTACAATTCTTCACTACAAGCAGGAAGATATTTGTCTGGCACAAGTAGTTCACCAGCATTACAGTTCAGAGATCCGACCAATCTAGCCAATATTATTGACGGTATCTACATCGAAGAAGTTCCATCATCTACCAATGGTGTTGAAAGTTTATCTGTTTTAAATCCAGGTTTTGGCTATCAATCACCACCAACAGTAACAATATTGGGTGACGGAACAGGTGCAACGGCAACAGCCGTTATCTCTGGTGGTACAATTAAGAGTATTACAGTAGATACACCAGGAAATGGTTACACGAGTGCATTGGCCACAATCACACCAGCTGATGGTGATACAACAGGTCAACTTGGTGCCGCCATTGTAAATCTTGAAGGTCGTTATGGTACACTCAGAAGTTACTACTACGATTCAAATAATGTAAAGAATATTTTCAATTCAAACATTGGTACAATTGACTATCAAGAAGGTATTATCACACTCAATTCATTTAGTCCAATTCAAGTAGACGATACCTTTGGTCAACTTGCAGTGACTACAACACCAACAACATCAATCGTTTCATCTACCTATAATCGAATCATTACAATCGATCCATATGATGTAACAGCAATCACAGTTAATGTCACGGCCAGAACATGATAGAATCAGGTCAAAAAACCTCACTATTAATACCATCACAACTTCCTGAATTTGTTCGGGACGACCCAAACTATGCAAATTTTGTATTGTTTTTACAGGCATACTATGAATGGATGGAACAAACAGGTCAAGTTACAGACCGAACCAAGAACATATTAAACTATGTTGATATTGACCAGACATCTTCTGAGTTTCTGGAATATTTCTATGATGAGTTTCTGCCATATTTTCCACAAGATATCTTAGCTGACAAAGTAAAAGTTGCTAAGGTTGCTCGTCAACTCTATCAATCAAAAGGCACTCAGGCATCATTTCGGTTTTTATTTAAGACATTATTTAATTCTGATGTAGAGTTTTTTTATACTAAAGATGCCGTTCTTCGTGCTTCAGCAGGTAAATGGTACATTGCAAAAAGTCTTAGATTAGATTCAGACAATGTAAACTTTTTTGATTGTGTAAACTATAGAATCTTTGGTGAAACGAGTAAATCAATTGCAACGATTGAAGCGGTAGTTCTTTCTGGTGATAAAATTCAATTATTCATTTCAGATATTCAACGTTTATTTGAATCTGGTGAAACAGTTCGTGTTGTAGATTCCAATAACCAAGATGTATTAATGGAAGATGGTGAAACTCATACAGCTAAAATTGTAGGTCAGATTAGCCAGATTCTTATCAGTCCAAATAATCGTGGACTGTTGTATCGTCCAGGCGATCCTGTCATTGTATATGGTGGTCTCAGTTCTAACACAGGCCTTGGTGCTACGGCTACTGTAGGTCAAACAACTTCTGGTTCGATTCAGCGTGTGAGTGTGGTATCAGGAGGTTATGGTTATCGAGAAAATCCAAACACAACAATTAATGTGAGTGGTTCTGCTGGTGTTCTTGTTCAAGTATCATCTCTTGATCCTGCAGCAAACGGTGTTGCCAATGTTGCATTTGTTCCTACTGATACGATAGGTTTAAAATCATCAATATTAATTGGTGCAGCTGACTATAATTTTTCAAACATTGCTACATCAAATGCAAACACAACACTAGCAAATGCATTTACGTTTACAAGCTTTGCAGCTTATCCTATTTCATCCTTGATTGTTTTGAATTCTGGTGCTGGTATTACTTCTATACCAACAATCACAGCAACATCTCTATTCACCACAGAATCAGGCACAAATAATTTAAAAAATCTTGGTATACTGGCACCAATTCAAATCACAAATGCTGGTACAGGATATGCCGTTAATGATAAAATTGTATTTACTGGTGGATCAGGTCAAGGTGCAGCTGCCAATGTAACATCTGTTGATGCTAATGGTGTGATTCAGAAAATTGATTATGTTTTCCCACACGGTAGTCTATCTTATCCATTAGGTGGTTTTGGTTATAGACCAGAGGCTTTACCTACACTTACAATTTCAACATCTGGTGGTGCCAATGGTTCTGTTTATGTACCTGGAATTTTGGGTGATGGTGCATCATTTTCAACTTCAGTAGACCGTGTTGGTTCTATTACATCAATTAATATTCTTGATCCTGGTGAAGATTATATTGGTGCACCGCAAGTATCACTTAAAGTTCAAGATGTTGTGATAGCTAATGTATCAATTACTGATTTACCAACTACAGGTGAAATTATATATCAAGGTACCGATTTAGCCAATTCAACCTATCGTGCTACGGTAGATTCAACGGCTGTATTGGTGCCAAATGGTGACCCATTACAAACACTCTATCGTTTGCGTGTGTTTAATTACAATGCTACACCAGATTATAATTTACCAATCAAAATTGATGGTGACATAAACACTATCATTCAAATATGAAATGAGTATAGTTCTTATAATGCAGCTACACGATTCAATTCAACTGGTGTTATTACATATGGCGATGGTACCGCACAGGCAAATGCAACATTCTTAAATGGTTTGGTTATCAGCCAAGGCCAATACTTAGACACTACAGGTCAACCAAGTTCATTTGATGTATTGCAATCTGAAATCTATAACAACTTCACCTATCAGATTACACTAGAGGCAGAAATTGCCAAGTACCGTGACACACTATTGAATTTAGTTCATCCAGCTGGTATGAAGGTTATTGGCCGATATGCCATGAAATCCAATTCTGATGTAAACTTTGCAGCAAGTAGTGGTTTAGAAACTGGTGAACCATTAGGTTATTACACTGGTGATCCAGGTTCTTATGTAACCATGGAATCTACATGGACCAATGCAAGTAATAATATTGTTAACTTCTATTCTTTGGTTGGTGCCAATCTACAAAATTTCATTTTCTCCAACAGTAACTTACTGATTACTTTGACAAATGGATTCCAAATTGCTTCTGATGTTGATACCATTTCTGTTGGTCCATCAGGAAATACTGTAACCCTCAAAGATAATGTCTGGTTAACCTATGCAAATGTTGCCTCAGTAACAGCAAATTCTGGAAGTAACCTCATAAATATAGTATCGTTAACCAATTCTTATAATATCGTTAATAATGGTCAGTATAGTAATACTCAGTATCCATTAAAAGATATTGTTTTTGCTGGTGACAAAGTTCTTGTTGCCAATAATACTGAGAAAACGGTTCAGAGTGTTGATTGGGAAGGTGGTACAGTCACATTGACGACCAATCTTGCCAACACAGTCAACTCTTTAATGTCGGTACAAAGAACAGTATCAACCACAGATGTAATCATTTATGGTCCAATCGGTTTAATCTCCGTACCAGAATTAGTAACACAAAATAATGAAACGATTATAACACAAGATAATGACATACTCTTAATAGGATAAGAAATGCCAACAGTAAAAATATCAGACCTGCCGGTAATATCAACTATAAATGGAAATACAGCTGCAACTATTATTCCGGTTGTAGATATATCGACCGATGAAACAGCTAGAATCACCGTTCGGACTTTGGCTGATGGATTGTTTCATAATGATTCTCTAAAAGTTGGACCAAATGAAATTTTATTGGCTAATACCGTTGCACAATTTACTGGTAATAGTGAAACATTTTTACAGACCAACTTACAAAATTTAAGAGCTAACGGTTCTGCTGACTATGTGGCGACAGCCGACATTGGCACCAATGCAAACAACTATGTTGATTTAGGTATCAATAACTCAACTTATAATGATCCAGAATATTCAGCAACAAAAGCTCTTGATGGTTATCTCTATGTTTCAGGTTCTTTAGATAATTCAACCAATGGTAATTTAGTTATTGGTACTGCTTCTACTGGTGCCAATGTATTGTTTATTGCTGGTGGTACAACAACAGAAAATGTAATTGCTAAGATTACTAAGTTTGGTATCACATTAAATAACTCATCTCGTTTAGAATTTACTGATGGTTCAATCCAAACTGTTGCGGCTGCACCTGCGTCTTTGTCACAAGGTGCCTATGATACTGCCAACTCAGCATCATCCAATACTATTATTATTCAAGGTGTAAACATAACACAAAATAATAATATTACATCAGTAAATCAATATGCACAATCAGCATTTGCCACAGCCAATGATGTAAACGGATACGCTGTATCTGCTTTTGCAACTGCCAATGGTGCTAATGGTTTGGCTGCTGGTGCTTTCAATACTGCCAACGGTGCCAATGGTTTAGCTGTTGGTGCTTATAATACTGCCAATGCCGTAAACGGATATGCTATATCAGCCTATGCAACTGCCAATGGTGCCAATGGTTTGGCCGCAGGTGCTTTTGATACTGCTAATGCAGTCAATACATATGCACAGTCGGCATATGCCACAGCAAACGGTGCCAATGGTTTGGCTGCTGGTGCTTATAATACTGCTAACGGTGCCAATGGTCTGGCTGCTGGTGCTTTTAATACTGCCAACGGCGCCAATGGCCTGGCTAATGGTGCTTTCATTAAAGCTAATAATGCACTTGCAAATACATTCTCAATCACCGTAAACAATAGTATTTACATTCCTGGTTCATTAGTTGTTGATGGTCTTGTGTTTGCCAATGGTGCAAGTTATGTGGCCAATGTAATGTCAATACCCACCACATACGCTTCACCACAAACCGCCATCACACTTAACTATCAACAAGCCAATATTGTTAAAACAAATATTACCAGTGATTTAATTGTATCACATAGTAATATTGTTCTTGGTAAGTTCATTGATTTGTTTGTATATAATGATTCAGCAACGACTCAAACAATTACTCACGGCATTTCTGCAAATAACTCTACAACAAAAGGTACAACAATCAAAGTTGCACCATATAATACAAAACATTTAAAGTATTTTACAATTGATTCAGATTTAGCAAACACATATGTTATTGAAACAGCTAGTGAAAACTATAACAACGAAGATGTGTATTTTGCTGGTGATTTAACAATGAATGGTACGGTTACTGTGGCCAATACAAATTTTGCTACATCAGAAGCTGCCTTTAGAATTACGGCCGCAGGAAGTTCACAAACTCCAACACAAGCCGGCACGTTAATGCAATTGACCAATAAACCAAATGTACCTGCTAGAGTGCTGATTGACTCTTTTGGTACATCAAATTCAGCATACTCTATCATTGCTGGTAGAGCTGCCAGAGGTACAGTAGATGCACCAACAGCAACACAGAACAATGATATTCTGTTGCGTATTGCTGGTAACTCTTATGGTGATACAGGATATGCACCATTTGGTGATGCAAGAATCGATTTTGTTGCTAGTGAAAATCATACAGACACCGCTCGTGGTTCCAGAATAAGATTTTGGAATACACCAAATGGTTCAAATGTTGTTAATGAAATTGCTTCATTTAATGCTGATTCTGTTTATTTTACTGGTACCATAACACCAGAAAAAGGATTCATTTATTCACCAACAATGTTGATAGGCAATCAAACAGCCTTTACAATTGATTTTGCAACAACATCATTGATTAAAGCAGAACTTATAGCTGATTGCACAATTTCATTTACAAACTATCAATATGGTAAAGTGGTTGAAGTTTGGTTAACTAATACTAGTGGTAATCCAAGAATAATTACTCATGGTTGTTCGGCATTAAATTCAACCATTAACGCCACAACATTTACTATGTCAGCAACCAGTTCTGCATACCTAAGGTACTTTAGTATTAATGGTGACTTAGCAAATACATTTGTATCTGTTCAAAACGCTTAATAAATAAATCATGGCCAATAAAAATCTATTAACATATAATGCAAAAGTAACTCAGGTAGAACAGGACTATTTTGCGCCTGTTGCCTCTGTTTTTGGTACAACCACACCAATCAGCACACTCTATTGCTTCTTATCTCGTGTTGTTCCATGGCCAAATGAAACAAATCCAACACAACCTACACAAGACCAAAAAGCCATCAAATCAGTATACAAGAATATGTTTGTGGCTAAACTAATTAATTCATCTAATATTAGTCCAGTTATTCAGCGTATTGATTGGATTTCTGGTGATGTGTATGATTATTATCAAGATGATGTAGATATGTTTGAACTTAATTCAGCAGGTAATTTGGTTAGACGATTCTATGTTCGTAACAAATACGACCAGGTATTCAAATGCCTTTGGAATAACAACGATGCTGATGCAACTGATGAACCTTTCTTTCAACCAGGAAGTTATGGTACAAATAACATCTACAAAGGTTCCGATGGTTACAAATGGAAGTATATGTATACCATTGATGTTGGTTCTAAAACAAAATTTATGGACTCCGCTTGGATTCCTGTGCCTGTTGGTTCTGTTATTTTAAATCCTATTGGTTCAACAGCAGGTTATGGTGACATTGAAGCAATCAATGTGGTCAATGGTGGAAATGGTTATGATCCAGCCAATGCAGCCATTACGGTAGTTATTACAGGTGATGGTTCTGGTGCCACAGGAACGGCAAGTGTAACCGCTGGTGAGATTACCGATATTGTCGTAACAAACACAGGTTCAGATTATACCTTTGCAAACGTAGCGGTGACTTCATCACTAGGTTCAAACGCAACCTTCATCGCTCCAATCTCTCCTATTGGCGGCCATGCCTATGACCCAATTGATGAACTTGGTACCAGCCATACAATGGTAACGGTAGAGTTCAATTCAGATGAATCTGGTAATTTACCAACTGACATTGACTACAGACAGGTTGGATTGTTGGTGAATCCTACAGCGCTAAGTACCTATCCAGCACCAGCAAACGGAGCCATCTACAGAACAACCACAGATGTTGTGGTGGCTCCAGGTTTTGGTGTGTTTGCAGAAGATGAAACAGTTTATCAAGGTGCTTCTTTGGCCACAGCCACATTCACTGCAACTGTATTGAATTTTGATCCAGCATCCAATCTAATTAGGCTCATAAATACAGTAGGAGATTATACAGTAAATGCTCCTATTTTTGGTAGTTCATCTTTAACTGCAAGAACCGTATTAACTGTTAGCACACCAGACTTTGTATTATTCTCAGGCTACTTGACATACATTGAGAATAGAGAGAGTGTTCAGAGAAGTGCTGATGGTATTGAACAATTTAAATTTGTATTAGGATACTAAAAAATGCCGCTTAATTTTAACGTTGATCCATATTATGACGACTTTGATCCTGCTAAGAACTTTCATCGAATTCTTTTTAAGCCAGGATTTGCGGTTCAAGCACGAGAGTTAACTCAATCTCAAAGTATTCTTCAGGATCAAATCACTAAGTTTGCTGATAACATCTTCAAACAAAACTCACCAGTTACAGGCGGCCAAGTAACAACCAATTTTAATTGTTCTTATATTAAATTACAACCAACTTATAATGATGCAGCAATTGATATCAATGCATTTGCAAACAAATTAGTTCGTAATGCCACAGGTACTGTTCTTGCACAAGTGATTGCTATTGTGGCTGCCACAGGTACTACAGGTGCTGGTGACCCACCAACACTAATCGTATCTTATAAATCTGGTGACCAGTTTCAAGATGATGATGTTGTCTATGATGTAACATCTAATTTAACTGCTCAAGCACAGGCACTAGATGCCACAGGTCTTTCATCGGTTGCTTCGATTGCACAAGGTGTATTCTATGTGTCAAGCAACTATACTCGTTCAGATGGTATCACCATTTCTGATGGTCTTTTTGTTCAAGTAAATCCTCAGACTGTTGTTGTTGATAAGTATGATAATACACCAACAAAACGTATTGGTCTAAACATTGATGAAACTATTACAGACTATGTAAACGATACATCATTATTGGATCCTGCTGTTGGTGCATCTAACTATCAGGCACCAGGTGCAGACCGATATAAGGTTACTCTCACACTAGAAAGCCGACCAATTACATTTGGTGATGATGATGGCTTCATTGAGTT